CTCTTTGTAATAAAATAATTTTTGACCAAGCAGGATGTCTTTCAGATGTTAAAACATTATCTTCATAAATGAAATCAAAATTATATTTATCATAATATTTTTGATTTGATTGAAAAATAGATTCAGAAAACTCAGGACGGTCTGATAAACTACAAAATAGAAGTTTCATAATATTTTTTAAACATTTTTTTTATCAAAATGTGTTATTCGATTAAAAGCAAATTAAAGGAAAAATTTATTTTGTGTTATGAAAATCATAATTTGTGTTATCATAATAAAAGGATCGTGTAATCAATTTTCCTTTTGTTTTCCTTTAATTTCCTTTAATTTCCTTTAATTTCCTTTTAATTTCCTTTACAAAAAAATTGAAAAAATATAGTTTCAAAAAAAATTCTATATGATATAATATATTTTATATGATATAATATTTTATATGATATATGTTTTATAATTTCATAATTTTATAATTTAATTTTTTTTATTTTTTATTTGAGAATTTACAAAATCCAGAAATTTCTATTTTTTGGGTTATTTCATTTAATCGCTTACATTTTCATTTAATGTGATTACTATTTCCTTTGTTTTCAATTACATTTTCCTTTAAAATACTTACACAAACATCAATTTTTATTACACATTTCAATTTATTTTTTACACAAAATAAACATTTAAAAATTTGAAAATAATATTATATGTTAATAAGATGGAAATACAAGATTATTCAGATTATCTTGTTTATGAGGATGGGAGAGTGTATAATAAAAAATATAATAGATTTTTGAAAATTCAAAAACATAATGCAGGTTATTATTATGTAACTTTATCGAAAAATAATGAAAAGAAAGCATTTCTAATTCATCGATTAGTAGGATTACATTATCTTCCATTAGTCGAAGGAAAAAATTACATAGATCATATAGATGGAGATAAATTAAATAATAATCTAAATAATCTTAGATGGGTTACAAATATAGAAAATTCAAATAATTATCAAAAAATTCATAAGGATAATACCTTAGGGTTTAAAAATATTTCACCGTATAGAAATGGATTTATATTTGAAAAAACTATATACGGAAAAAGATATCGAAAATATCATAAAAATTTAAATGAGCTTCATTGGTATAAATTCGTATTTTTAATGATAAAAAAAAATATAATAAATAATAAATGTTAAATTATATTTATCAACTTTATGATTATTATAAAACAATAGGAAATCGATTCATTGAGCAAGAGTTTATTGACCATTATTTAGTGTTTAGCTGTTAATCAAAAGTAATCACGAAAGGTTTTCCTTCCGGGCAACCTCTTATATATGGATGATTTCTCCGATTTAATAATAATTTTTTTTGATTTTCTATCTGTAATTTTTGCCTATTTGATATTTTTATTTCGATTTTAGGCTTAACACGTGAATCCAAATTTAATTTTTCGATAGCTTTCCTAACCGAGCTTATATCCCCGAATTGTGCGATATAGATTGCGCTTTGTATAAGATGGTCAAAATCAAGGAAATGTGGTCGAACTTCATAATACCCTTCCCGGCAGTAGATTGTGATTAACTTCGCAATTGTTATAACCTTCTTTTTCTCACGAACAGAAAGATTTAGATTTTCACAAGGGCCTTCAAGATATTCTAATAATTCTTTTTTATTATGAACATTAAAATATTCACGTTCAGGTAATATTTCTTTTAATTTATTAATTTCACTCCAAATTTTTTTTTGTAATGTCGGCTTACTGATAGAATATAAATTATGAATTTTTAATTCAAATATATGACATATTAAAATTAAATCATCTTTCGAATGAGTATAATGGATCATATATTATAAAAAATAAATTAATTTTTTTATTTTACACCTTTAAATTTCCAAAGATATTCCTTGACCGCTAACAACAATACGTCTTATATGGCCGCAAAAGCAATGCCACAATTTATCTTTTGAAGGAGCTGTACTTTCGAGATATTCGACTTGTAAATTGAAATCTTTTCCGCGGGAATCATAAATTCCGTTTCCGAGCGTAAATGCTCTTCCGATAAAAAAGTTCTCTTGCCATTTTTCAAACGATAAGGCATCTATCCCACAAACATGAAGAGCCTTTTCTTGTTCAATAAAAACTTGCTGATTGATTGCCTGATTTACACCGTTTGCACTCTGTCGGGAAAGAGGAACTTTTCTATTAGGATTTAATTGCCCATCATATACGAACTGATATTCACTCGCGTGGTCTGCTATTCCTACAAGACCACTTCTCGTGCTATTCTGAACACCACCACCACCATCACCACTATCAGACTTAATAGAATTTATTTGATATGTGGCATCACATGCAAGAGCCTGTTTATTCGTATAGACTGTCGCATCTGTTGGAATACATAAAACTCCTTTACATCTAGAATTCATAAGAGGGAGACGTATATTAACTACGCGATCAGAACTCTGCTGAGAATATTTATAATTTGTAAATGATAAGAAATCATAATTCATGACACCACCAGATTGTAAAGATGACATTAATTTACTTGTATATCCGTCAGGCATTGTTACTTGCTGAACAATTAACTCGACATTATTTATCGTAGCAGTTGGAATATATGTAGCAGCATCAAGAACACTTCTTGAATAGAGGGCAACATCTGCCCTCGCTGCAATAGTCTGAGCATTTGCATTTAATCTCTCAGCAAAATGTAATTTTACTAATCCATTATCAGCACCAGTGCCACCATCTCCAACAGTTGCGCTTGCTACTTGTTCAATAGCAGTAATTGTAAATTCAGCATCAGCTCCATAATCAAGACCAGTTCCAGATGAAAAATCAAAGAATGAAACCTTCTCCCCCACCACAAAAGGACATGTACCAACAGATACAACACCATTTGCTCTTTGTAAATAAATAGAAGAAGCACTTGCATTTTGAGCCCAGCCAGTAGCACCACTATTACTTCCATTCAAAGAATGGAAAAGAGGATTATGTGTTAATCTTCTATCTTTTAACACGGTTTCTAAACATCTTACAGATTTTGCTGCGTCCTCTAAAATTATTTCGATACGAAGACCATCGGTCATCATCAAAGGAAAGATTTTATCATTTTGGAAAATTCCTGTTGGAAGCTTAATTAATCCTTTAACAGTTTGATAATCAGCATTCTTAAATGTAGTGCTCTGGGAAACATTAACTGCTGTCTCATCCTTTGGATAATAAGAATTCGATGTAATGTTATTCATATTAGTATCAGTGCAGCCACGAGTACAACGTGTATCAACAGCTCGATACTGTGTGCCTTCTGTCAAAGCCCTCTTCGCTTTGATATTGTCATTAGAATTATAATCATATCTTAATGCAGTAAGAACATTTGCATTCTGAATTTCTTCCAATAAAACATTTGACGCCCCACCGGAACTAATCCTAATATCCCGTATTAAAACGTTAATTCCGATGTCACCATCTAATTGAAGACGTGTCATCGCACCAGCAGAATCGGAAGGACATTGTACTTTCACATCCATTCTTAAATATGTTTCTGATGGCATCATGAAACCTGTGCTTGCAGGTATCACAAAGTTAATCTTTTGACCTAATGAATATTCTAATCCATTCTCGGCTTGAATTGATATTTTCTTTTGACCAACTGGTATTAAATCTCTTGCTTCCCAAAAACTCATTTTTATATATTTAATATAAAAAAATTTAAAAATAAAAATTACAAAATTTAAAGAAAAATTAAAATGTAGCATAAGAAGTATTTGCTTGTAAATGATTATTTTGTGAAGCAACTTGTCCCAACGCTTGGAATGTAGGTGCAACCTTTGTCTGTAATGGTGCGAGTTCTTGTGTCTCATTATTAGGATCGGTTACTGTTGCCTTCTTAACATCTTCTTCGTGTTCTCCAATTGTTGAAGCAATTGTTCCTGCAAGTGATAATAAACCTCCTGTTGCTTCGATCAAAGGATTAACTGTTCCAACAACATCGAACACAGTTCCAAGAGCCGTTAATCTATCTCCCCAATCTTCTGCACTATTGGCTTCTTGGAATTTTCCTCCTTGTTTGAAATAATCATAAATATCAAGCCCTCCCATTACATTTGCTCCAATCTTTGTTGCTGTCTTAACACCTGCACTTTCAGAAAATTCTTTTAATGATTGATAAAGATTTCCACCACCCTCTGGTGCAGTAGGCGTGGGAACAGGTGGTTTATCTGCTCCTGTTTCAGTTACTGATGGAGCTAGTGGTCCTTTCGGCTCACCAGCAGCAGCAGGAGCAAGAGGTCCTTTCGGTTCAGCAGCAGGAGCAGGAGCAGCAGCAGGAGTAGGAGCAGGAGCAGGAGCAGTAGGAGCTGGTGCTGGTTCAGGAGCAAGTGTTGGTGCTGGTGTTGGTCTTGAAGGCGGTGCTCCTCTTCCAGTTACAGGTGGTTGTCCAGCAGGAGGAGGAGGAGGAGCTCCAACAGGTGGTAGTAATCTTTGATTTCTTGCTTCCAATAATTGTGCTGAATTCATCCGTGCTTCCTTGGGAACTTTGGATGGGTCTATGGTATTATTAATTTGTGCTTCTCTGAAATCAGACCTTTGTAAATCTGTTAATGGTTGTTCTGTCCCAGTAGTCCCAGCACTTGTATCAGCAACAGATACTTGTGTTGGTTGTGGGGGTGCTCTTGGGTCAGGAGCAGCTTCACCAACAGCACTGGGTTGCCCAGCAGGACGACTTGGTATTTTTCCTTCTGCTTGCTGTTGTCTTAAATCAGAAAGTGATGTGGCTCCTAATTGTTGTAATTGTTCAGAACTAGGCTGATTTAAATATACACGGTCTTGAACAAATCCTGAATCACTATCTATTACTCGATGTAATTGTGAATTTGGATTATTTTTCTTAAATTGACTAGCATCGAACAAATCTAATTTATTAGAAAAGACATCTGGGTCATTAACCTCCGGATTTAAAAATGAATTTCCTACATGGTCTAAATGTCTGTATTGATTTCCAAAATTATCTTCTTGAACCAATTGACTTCCTCGTGCTCTGTTTAATTTAAAATCAATTTCATTTCCACGAACAGATGGTGGTTGTCTTTGAGCTACTGGTCTAGCTCGTTCCAATTGCTGTTGTATCTGTTGTTGTCTTTGTGCAACTAAACCACCTTCGGGTGCGCGAGTAATATTTAATGTACGACTTTCTAAATCATTCGCAGCAGGAACTGGGTTTTCATCAGGTTTAACAGGTGCTCCTTGACCATCACCGGCATCTGCTCCTGCTACATTTGTATTTAATACTCTTGATACACGGGGGTCAGCAGCAACTTCAGCACCTGATGGAATAAGTCCTCCAAGCGGTGGCACGGCATCAGCAAGTTGTCCTATATTTTTTACAGCACTTTGATAGACAGTATCTCGTGCAGCTGCTAATGCACCACTAACATCTGTGGCTTGGGACATAGCATCTTTAACATCTCCACCTAATGCAAGAATTCCATGACCAAGTTTTCCCCCATCATCGAGGACTTTACGAGCTTTATCAAGACCTTTTCCAGGAAGACCACCAATTGCATAAAAAACAGGATTTGCTTCACGTCCTCTTTCAAATTGTTTTGCCATAAATTCTCCCATCGTATCACTTTCTTGAAAATCCTTGAATGCATTTTTAAAATGTGTTGAAGAAAAACCGGTCATAATTGCACTCCCTAAATCCTCGGCTCCATACAAATAATCATCTTGCGTCTCTTGACTATCATCCTTATCTAATCTATCTTGATAATAATTGATAATATCATCTCTTGCTTGATTAATTTGTTCATTATATAATTGAGTTTGTTGCGTCATCATATTACCTTGCGATAATGCAGCATTAATATTGTATAAGTCCATTTTATTTTAATTCAATATTTTTATTTTTTTCTTCAAATAAATCAAATTTTATACCTTTTAAGGGAACCATAGCCTTTTCACCTACAGCAATCACTTCATCAAAATTTTTATACATAATTGGAGGGTTGGATTGAAGGTCAAGGTGAATAAAATTATATCTATCCGGTGTAGCATATTGATATAATTTTAAAAATTGGTCTGCTCCCCCAAATAAATCACCATACTCTTCACTCACTTTACCTAATTCCTTTCTGTTTGGAAATGGAGAACCAACGATTACATTCGTGGCGTTCTGTCTAATGATAGGTGAAACAGCCCTGAAATTTTGTGATGAAAAAATTAATAATCTTATACCATAATGACGAAATCGCGATGCAAGATGATTGACCATGGCCTCCCTTTTAATTGACCCGAGACAATCATCGATTACGATACAACACTGTGGCTGGTCTTCTTTATCAAATTTCTTTTGATAATCAATAATATCCTTAACAGTTTTATCATCATAACTATCATATACGTCAAATGCTTCTCGTAAGAAACGTGATGTAATATCATTTGCTATTGTGTTTGAAATAACATAAGTATCATCAAAATTAGTTTGCGCATCATAAAAATCTGTATTTAATAGGAGGTTACTTATGATTGTGGACTTGCCACATTTGATCGGGGCAATAAGGAGAAGACAAGCACCACCTCCATAGCCACTTATCTTAGGTAAATGAGGATGTATATTTTCAAATCGTTTATCTTGTTCAGTTGGATCTTTGACTGGAATAATCTTTGGTCCTTCCATATTTATATTATTAGATATTATTTTTTGAAATATAATCCTTATGTTTCTTTGTTTTGAAATGTCTTGATTTTGAACAATATGTATATTTACCACCACACTCACATTGAATTTTTTGTTTTAATTTTTTTTCATTTTTCTTTTGATATTCAGATTGTCGTAATAAAATTTTTTGTTTATATTTTTGATATTTTAATCTTCCCCTTTCTCTTTCATCTTCTATTGTCTTATAACTTCTTTGAAGATTAATACAATCAAATTGTTCCATCCATTCTTGTTCTCTTTGTTCTAATTCTCTCTTACACATACAAGGGTACAGTTCCAATAAAATAATTTCATAATCTCCATTATCAATTATTCTTTTTGATATACATTTACTCTGTTTGCAACAATGTTCCCATAATCTTTCTTTTAATGTATTAATTGTTGAACCAATATAAATTAAATCTTCTTTCTTACAAACCAGTTTATATATTTTACCATTAAGATATTTGTAATCTATTTGTGATTCCATTTTTTACACAAATAAAATTATTGATAAAATTTTAAATAAAAATCAAATTTATTAACATATATGTCAATGAAAGAATTTACAATCACTGAATTATCAGGATTAATAACAGTATCGGCTGGGGCAATCGCAACGATATTATTTGCTCTTCAAAAATCTAGATGTACGCATATTCGATGTTGTGGGATACAATGTATAAGAGATACAAAAAATCAAAATAAAGAAAATGAAAATGAACAACCAATTGATAATAATCCTTAATTATTTTTTTAAAATCATTTGATATTCATGAATTAATGGTTTATAATTATTTTCTTGTAAATATGGAATTGAATATTTCCCTTTACCAATAGAACCTTCGGGACAATCATCAATAAATATAATTCCATCATCATTCATTAATTCATTTTCAATTACTATTTTGGCATCTTGTAAATGAACTTGACATGCTTCTTCACCACTTTCAAGATGATCCATATATAATAAATCGATTTTACCTTTAAAATTATTCAAAAAATCTGATGATTTCATTTGTAAAATTTTTACATGATTATTATTACCAATCATAGTTTTAACAACGTGAATTGCATTCGGATTTGGGTCAATTGTGTAAATAATAAAATTTTTTCCTTGTAAATTATCAACAAATAATTTTGTGAAACATCCATCACTCCAAGCCCACTTTTCAGGATTATATGGAAACCAATCATTTAAATCGGATGATATACCCCAACTCTTGAAACTTCTTGTTGTTCCAAGCTCAACAATTATAAGATTATTTTTATCTTTGATACAATCCCAAGCTTTTTTGAAAGTATTTTTTCTTTGATATAAATATTTTTCATATTTCATTTTATTTAAATCTTTTATTTTTATTCTTAATTTTTTTCTTACAAATTATATAGCCATCGTGATCCAAATCATTATCAATATTTTTTGTTTTAATTAATGTTAAGATTGAAAATAAAAATGCAGCATGTTCATCTTCTGTGGTTTTTTTTTTATTAATAAATCTTTTTTCATAAAATATTTCAGAATTAAATTTTGATTGAAAAATTATTTCATCTAATTTTTTTCCATTTTTCATTTCTGATATGATAAATTGATTTGTATATTTTTCTAAACCTTTTTCAATTTCCCAAGGTTTTAAATCTTCTGTTATTGGAATAGATGATAATATTTGTCCATTATAAAAGAATGGAACAGTTCCATATTTTCCTGATATTGTTTTCATCCAAAAAGTATTAATTTTTTTTTTCTAAATTTTATTTCTAAATAATTTTTAAATAAAATGTCTTCACGTCAGAATCTAAATATTTCACCAATTAATCAGACTGCTGACCGTCTCCAATCGTATAAATCAGGAAATCCTGTTATTCAATTTATTGTTGGTTCTCAAAATCGAGTTTTACTGGGTAATTCTGTTCGATTTGCTGGACAACTTCAAATTTTTACAAATGCGAATGAAGGAGTTCCTTCTGGGGGTACATTAAGAATGGATGAAGCCCTCGGAGCCTACTCGATTATTGACCAAATTGTCATTAAATCCCAGTCAGGTCAAATAATCGAACAAATAAGACATTATGGAAGGATGATGGCCTCCTATTTGCCAGTTACTTCATCATTAAATGATGGTCTGGGGCATTTAAATGAAACAACCCTTACAACTCCTGCTTATCAAGCACATAAAAATGGTGTTGTTGATATTAAATCTATGAGAAACACAGGAAATGCATTTTGTATCCCATTAGTGTGTGGGTTGTTTAACGGACAAAATCCAATTCCCCTTCAAATGGGTCTCGTTATTGAGGTTCATCTCGCACCTGATAGTAATGTATTATTTTCCTCGGATGGTACTACATCCATAAGTGACGCAAGATATCGTGTCAAAAATGCTGAACTCATAGCAGAGGTTGTTACTCCTGAACAGCCACTTCCCCCCACATCCACTTTTGAATATAATTCTATTTCCACTTTCTTTACAACATTTAACTCTGCAAATGCAGTTGTTAATTTCAATCTTGGATTATCAAGAGTTCTTGGTGTTTTTGGAAATATAATTACTGCATCAAAGATTAATAATACTTTGGAAAATGGATTATCATGTAATTTCCCTGTTAATTCTGATAGTGCCCAATCAAAAGCGAACATTCGTCAGTTATTCTTTACTCGCGGAGGTGAAAGATTTCCTTTGGAATATAACATTGATACATTACAGAAAGATAATTCTGATAATACTTCTGCCGATCCTCAAATTATTAGAAATTATTTGAATGCGATTAAACAGTTTTCAAAAATAGAAAGAACTTCGATTAATCCATTAAATACAAGATACACGAGTGGAAAACCTGCTGATGTAAATGTTAAGGTTGATGGAGGAAGTGTTGCTGGATTAGGAGTTGCATATGATGTCATATCGGGTCAGGGTATTAATTTTCAGGGTGTTAATTTTGGGTTGAATATGGATTGCGATCTCACCACCGATAACCCACAAGCTCTCTATTTATTTGTCCACTCTAAAAACACCTTGGTAATTGATGGAATGCAGGTTCAGGTTATGAGATAAAATTAAGTATTAGAAACGTGTTAATTTTTTTTTTTA